TGCGCTACAGTATTTTTCGGAGCGTCATTATAATGGTGTTGAGAGAATGTATCTCAAGCACGAGTTCACTCAGGATGAGATAGATAGAGGACAAGCAAAAGGAACAGTTGGTGTCGGTATTGTAACTACAAGTGCAACATCTACAAGCATTTCTGGTTACGGCACTACAACTTCAACCTACTACGAAAACTCCAATTTTATTCAAATACCAGACTCGGTTGTTGGTATTGAAAAAGTATTTAAGTTTGATACAAGCACCATCTCTGGTGGTATGTTCAGTATCAAATATCAGTTATTCTTGAATGACTTGTATAGGTTCAACTCGGTTGAACTATTACAATATGCGATGACAAAGACATATCTTGAAGATATTGACTTCCTGCTGACTACAGATAAGCAAATAAGATTTAACCAGCGTCAAGACAGAATGTATCTTGATATTGACTGGGGAACTGTTACTGCTGGTGACTTCATTGTTATTGACTGCCACAGAGCACTTGACCCCGAAACATTCACCCAAGTATATAATGATAGTTTCATGAAACTGTATCTCACTGCTCTTATTAAAAGACAGTGGGGAGCAAACATGATGAAGTTCAGTGGGACCAGACTTCCAGGCGGTATTGAACTGAATGGAAGACAATATTATGATGATGCTGAAAGAGAACTTGCGGACATCAAGTCAAGAATGTCTAATGAGTATGAACTTCCTCCTCTCGACTTTATTGGCTGATGGCACTTAATCCATTTTTTCTACAAGGTTCTCACGGAGAACAAAGATTAGTTCAAGAGTTGATAAATGAACAACTCAAGATATATGGTGTTGAAGTAACTTATATTCCTAGAAAGTTTGTAAGAAAAGAGACTATTCTTGAGGAAGTTACATCATCAAAGTTTGATGATAACTTCTTACTTGAAGCATATGTGAATACTTTTGATGGATATAGTGGTGCTGGAGATATAATGACAAAGTTTGGTGTAAGTCTCAGAGATGAGGTTACACTTACTATTTCACAAGAAAGATTTGAAGACTTTATTTCACCATTCTTAGACCAAGAAAGTGATGCTGAAATTGAAGTAACAATGAGACCCAGAGAGGGAGATCTCATTTACTTCCCACTTGGTTCAAGACTATTTGAAGTAAAGTTTGTTGAGCATGAGCAACCATTTTATCAGTTAGGTAAGACGTATGTCTACGAACTGAAATGTGAACTCTTCGAATACGAAGATGAAGTTATCGATACTAGTATTGAGGCAATTGATACTACAGTTGCTTCTCAAGGACATATTATCGACCTTAACCTCTTGTCAGGTGGTGCTGTTGCTACTGCTACGGCAGTTATTGGAACAAACTATGTCAGGGAGATATTCCTGAATAATGATGGTTCTGGATACACAAGCACTCCACTTGTAACATTTACTTCACCACCTGCTGGTTTCACAACCGCGAAAGCTGTTGCTATAACCACCACTAGAAATAATATTACATCCATTAAAGAAATCCTTATCACAGATGCTGGTACTGGATATCAGACTGATCCTATCGTTTACATTTCTGGTGGTGGTGGATCAGGTGCTGCTGCAACTGCTGGTATTACCACTGATAAGAAAGGTATTATTCGTGTTGCTATTGGTGGAACTGGTGGTGTTGGTTATACAACTGCACCAGATGTAACTGTAACACTCCCTTCTCTCACACCAAACAAGGCAGCAGAACTCAGAGCAGTTGTTGGTGCTGGTGGAACTATTTCCGATATTCAAATTATCAACGCTGGTGCTGGTTTCTTCAGTCCACCCACCATTGGTGTCGGAACACCTGCAGCAGTTGGTTCTGGAAACTACTGGTTCAACGAAGAAGTTACTGGTTCCAGATCTGGCGCAACAGGCAGAGTTAAGAGATGGGATCTGGATACTTACACACTTCAAGTGGGTATCACAACTGGTATGTTTGCTCCAGGCGAAACTATCACAGGTGCCAAGTCTGGTGCCAACTATGATATCAAGGTTTCTGCAGCAAATACTACAACTGATAAATACAAACAAAATATAGATTTGGAAACTGAAGCAGACGCTATTCTTGATTTTTCAGAAACTAATCCTTTTGGTACTTACTAATGTTAGGAACTTATTACTATCATCAAATCATTAGGAAGACCATTATTGCATTTGGCACAGTATTTAATGACTTGAATATTGTACACAAAGACAGCGATGGTGCTTCTATTAGTGAGATGAAAGTTCCTCTTGCTTATGCACCAACACAAAAGTTTCTGGCAAGACTAGAACAGCAAGCGAATCTGAATAAAGCAACTCAGATTACGCTACCAAGAATGTCATTTGAAATGACAGACATTAGTTATGACCCCTCTAGAAAGGCTGGTGTTACCCAGACTTTCAGAGCAGTAGGTAGTGACGGCAAGATGAAAAAAGTCTACATGCCCGTCCCCTACAACATTGGTTTTGAGTTGGCAATTTTCTGCAAGTTAAATGATGATGCCCTTCAAATCGTAGAACAAATCCTCCCATACTTCCAACCATCTTTCAATCTAACCGTCGATCTAGTTGATTCAATCGGAGAGAAAAAAGACATTCCTCTTGTACTGAATAGTGTTTCATTCCAAGATGATTATGAGGGTGACTTCTCCACCAGAAGAGCATTAATCTACAGACTTCAATTTACCGCAAAAACATATTTGTTTGGTCCTATTGCCGAGAACCCAGAAGGTCTCATTCGCAAGGTTCAAGTGGATATGTATGCAGATACAAATACTACTACCGCAAAAAGAGAAGTCAGATACACTGTTGTACCTGACCCAATTACCGCTGAACCTGGTGATGACTTTGGTTTCAGTGAGACTATTGAATTCTTTGATGATGGTAAGGAGTATAGTCCAACTCAGCAAACTGACGTATAACTATGCCAGACTTTGATTCTATCGATGAAGCCCTCAATGTAGAAAGTAGCATTGTGGGCGTAGATAAACCTGCGCCAATAAAAAGACCAGAAGAAAAAAACGATATCTCAAAAGATTATGAATATACAAGGGCAAACTTGTATTCATTAATTGAAAAAGGTCAAGAAGCAATCAATGGCATCATGGAACTCGCTGGAGAAAGCGCGAGTCCTAGAGCATATGAGGTTGCTGGACAACTTATAAAAAGTGTGGCAGATACCACTGATAAGTTGGCAGACCTTCAAAAGAAACTTAAAGATCTTGAAGAGGATAGCACTTCAAAAGGTCCAAATAGTGTTACCAATAATGCAGTATTTGTTGGTTCCACATCTGAGTTGCAGAAACTACTGAAGCAAGGTTTTCTAAATAATAATAACTCAGACACTAATAATGAAAAAGTGTAAGCAGGGTTATTACTACTGCTATAAAGATAAGAAGTGCAAGAAGATCCCATTAGGGTATCGGATTGGTTTGGGTGGATGGCTCCGTAAAGAGAAAGAAGAAGAGACTGAAGAGGGAAAGAAAAAGAATGGGAATGGAAATGGTGCGAATGGCAATGGAAATGGGAATGGGGAGTCTAATGGGGGCTCTAATGGCGGAGGAGTATCAGAAGCGTGGTCTTCAAAGTACAAAAAATCCATCGATTGTGATAACCCAAAAGGATTCTCTCAACGGGCACACTGTCGGGGTAGGAAGAAAGTAAGCGAAGAAGCAGTTTCTAGAAAACAGCAAAAATTCTTCGGTATTGTTCGTGCCATTCAAAAAGGTGAACTTGAACCTACAACTCCTGAAACTGCCAAAGCTGCTGCAACTATGAAAAAGTCTGATGTAAAGAAATTTGCATCAACCAAACACGAAGGTTTACCTGAGAAAAAGAAAATGAACGAGCAAACATGTCCTATATGTAATTGTGATCCTTGCCAGTGCTTAGAGGGTAATATTACCGAAGCGCGTGATGGTAAGTCTGCTAAGGACAAAGGGTATTCTCTCCGTGACTGGTTCAAAGGTGGTGGTTGGAAACAGACTGGTGGTAAATATGATGGTAAGCCCTGTGCAAAACAACCTGGTCAAAAGACCAAACCATATTGTCGTGATGCAGACGACCGTGCTGCTATGAGTAAGGAAGAAAGAAATAAGAGAGCACGCAAAAAGCGTAAAGAAGATCCGAATCCAAACAGAAAAGGGAAGGCAAAGAACGTGACTCAAGAATCTTATTCAGACTGGAAAAAAGACTTTGAAGTTTCAGAGCAATCTGGATATGGAGTCATAAGAGCTGCTGGTCAAACGATTAGAATAGGAAACCAACCAGCGAGACCCAGTATGCCCGTGAGATCTAGTATGCCATCTAGACCTAGTATGCCAAGTTCATCTGTGTCGCAACCAGTTTCGCGACCAATGCCAACAAGCACTTCAAGTTCAACTGCAATTACATCTGCAAATAATACTAGATTGAGACAAGCACAACAGGATGCAAGAGATATTGGCAAGATGACAGGAACCTCTGGTTTGATGAATACCACTATCAACACTTCAAATAGAGCACAAAGTCGTTATGATATGCTTAGACAAGTTATGAGACAAGCGGGAATGAAAGGTGCAGATCAAAATATGAATATGCGTGGTGTTCCTATGAGAAACTCATATGAACCAGAAGGTGATACAGTTTCTGAAGGAGATTACAGATATGGTAGTTATTCTACTGGCAGACAAAAAATGCTTGATGGAAGTTTAAAGACTCCTGCTGATATTGATGCATATATCAAATCAAAGAAGTCGGGCAAAAAACCACCAGTTCAAACGGATAAAGCACATTACGAACCAGAAGGTGAACTGGTTGATGAAGCAAATGCAGGTCCTAGCACTCCCGTAAAATCGTATGATGGCAAAATCATGCCCAACTATGGTGGTGGAAGAATAGGAAAGATAAAATTGAAGCCAGGAGTTGCTCCTGTCAGAACTGCTGATAGTTTTGAACCAGAAGGTGAACTGGTTGATGAGGGAAAGAAAGATGCTTGCTACCATAAGGTCAAGTCACGTTATTCTGTTTGGCCAAGTGCATATGCATCTGGTGCATTAGTCAAGTGCCGTAAAGTTGGTGCTAAGAACTGGGGCAACAAGACCAAGAAAGAAAGTGTTGATTATTCTAACTGGAGAGATGACTTCCAGGCATTAGAAATTGAAACTATCGATCTTATCAAAGCGGACCCTATTGAAGTTCCACCTTCAAGAATTGATATCATCAAAGAAGGTGCTAAAAAGAAGAATCAAGTAAGAGTAA